CATGGCATCGATTCGTTTCTCCTGTCGCTCATGCGATTCGATACAGATCATCGTCTCCCTCGACTTTTTTGACATATACTTCCGATTTAACAGGGTGATTCTGCTCGGGCCGCTTTACGCACCTTGCAACCCCTTCCCGATCTTCAAAGTAAATGAGCATAAGCCTCGGGTTGGGAACGAGCTTGAGAACCCGTGCTTTTTCTATCTGATTTGCCGGTGGTTTGGGCAGTTCCACTTCACCGTCCGAATCCTCCGCCCAAATTTTCTGACAACTAGAACGAGGGATTCCCGCTCCTTTGCTTACCTTTGGCCAACTCAACCCAGTCTTTCGCAAAATGACCACCTGGTCCCTCTGCATCGCACTCCATTTCTTAGTTACTCCCATAATTAATATCCTCCTCCGCCTGTTGAAATTAATTCCTCCTCACTGAAATACTCGAAGTTCCCGATGCAAAAATATCTACAGACATCAACAAAATCTTTTGGAGCGGCCTTCAAGTCACCAGGTACATATGCTTGCAGACAACTTATCAGATTTTGACATTCGTCCGAAAACATCAATTTAGGCTTATTATCCAAATCCATCGGTTTATCGCGGTCCCATGCGAGCAAATTATTAATCGCCTGTAGTCCTGTTTCGATATCGAGTGCTTCTGCCGGCTGAACGATAATATCCTCATCCGATAAATCGTCTATAATGTTAGAACTGCCTTCCGACTTTTGATAGGATGCCGCCCCAAGCCTCGGGTCGATTATGCGGATGACTTCACTTTCCCCGCACATCTTTTCCATCCTACGGATCTCATCGGCATAATCCTTGAGGCCGTACCCGTTCGGTTGGGCGGCCTCGCCGGCGGATAATTTGTCTTTGGTTAAGTCAATCCATCCTCCCCATGTATCGAAGTCAGGAAATTCCTTTACCGCCCATGCGACTCCATGCGGATCGATTGCAAATAATACCATTGTCCAGGGCTTTGCTCCCGCCGGATCAATCGACATTACCCAATTGGCTTCTTTGAAATCGGGGAGCTTGTCGGGGGTGCAGAAGTTTTTGTCGGTAAGATTCGGGAAAATGGCTCTCGATTGGCGAACAGGCACTCCATAAGCCCGGCAAAGGATAGTTTCCCGCTTCTCACCCTCTAATTGATTCTTCATTGCTTCCCAGCCGCCAAAGGGATTCGCCGCTGTGTGAAAGTAAACCACAGAACTGGCTTTGCGGATGGGCTGTTGGACGAGGGGGACTTCTTCGCCGTTTAATAGGTCCGCTTTCGTTGACTCAATGGTGCGGGCACCGGTGAGCATCGATTTTACTACGCTGTTCCATCCGTCTACTGCGGTGAAGCTGATAATTCCCTTGGAATTGCGGGTTACGGTGCGAAATCGAAGTGTGTTTACCCACGACATAGGTACGAGTTCATCTGCCCAATATCCGATATTATGTGTTTGATCATCAATGACTTGAGGTGAACCAATCTCTCCACCTTCGATTGTCGAAATGTCCTGTTGCCAAAATCTAAAAATACATTCAGAGCGGTTGGGCAGAGTAAATTTAGAGGCAGTAAAGCCATTACGAAGGCTGTACATGACATACCCAATTTTTCCTCTACCCAAGGACTTAAATTCTTTAGGTAAATATTTAAATATTAGTTTCTGCTGAAATTGTATGCTGTTGGCCGAAGTCTCTGTAAGACACCATATGATCGTGCCGGGGTTTTCTACGAGTGACTGGACTACCCGCTTGGCCGCCCATTCAGACTTTCCAGCTCTATTCCCGCCCATAACGAGGATTTCCGAGTGAGTCTTTAGCTGATCATCTGCCCGCTTCCAGGTATCCAGTTCAAAGCCATGCCGGTATGGATCGTCTTTCTCTTTGGCGATTGCTTCCTCTCTAGTCTCATAATATGCGAGGATTGACTCAGCGGACATGGACAGCATCTCCGATTTTGTCAGAGGCGGTAAGGCGGGGTGCGGTGTCCAGGTGAGAGGCATTGGCTTAATGATAACAGATTATCAACACGATTGGCCGCAATTAGTTAAAATTAGTGAAATTTTGTTCGGACATACTGATTACCAAGTACTTACGAGGGGTGGATTATCGATATTAATTAATCGTACCTTGCGTAATATCCGAAAAAGCGTGTTCGGGGAAAAAAAGCTTCGGAGGCGGGCAATTGGTGGAAATTTTTTTATGGGCTACAATCGGTCGCGGTGATCGGCGGGCCGCGAAATCCGACCCCCCTCCCCCCCCTGTCAAAGTCAGAAATCGCATACAGATTTCCGTAAGTCGTTGATTGTCAGTAAAACCGACTACGCACAATAAGCATTATGTCTAATTGTTCTTGACTGTTTCCTTATTGAGATTACTTTCTCAACTTATCTCACCGATTGATTTTATGCCTACAAAAAGACCGAGAATATATCAGAAAGCAGAGAACCTTCCGGCTAATCTGAAGACCGAGGAAGCCTGTCCGAACATCTTCACAGGTCAGAAGTTCTTCGATAAGAGACCGGAAGATTATGCCCAGGTTGTTAAGATGCTGGCAGAAGGATCAACGATCAAACAGATATGCAAGACTTGTAAGGTTTCACCGCATACCATAGCTATCGTTAAATCCCGTGAGGGTGATACGCTGAAGGAATCCAAGAAGCACCTTCGAGCCTTAATTGGAACTGCTACCCATCTTGCGGTAGAAAAGCTCATAACGAAGCTGAATGACGATGAAATCCCATCAGGAGTCCTACCAATCGCCACGGGCATCTTAATCGACAAGCACAGGCAGTATGAAGGTGAACCTACCCAGGTCATTGAAGTAAAGAAATCTTTGAGCCTCGATGAGATCCGAGCCGAGCTTGCCAATCTGAAAGATGAAAAAATCATCGAGGCAGAAGTCACCGATACATAACCATCAACGAGAGTGGTATGCTCTCCTGACTTTGTTCTTCTTTTTCCTCGAACGAGATTTAATAGTCGAATGCTTTTTTATCGCCTTGAAAGTAATATTTAAGATATTAGGGTAAAGTACCACCGACATATAATCTCAAGATAGCCCGAATAATCGCCAAGAAGGCACACAGGGCTGTCTTTTAACTTCGATACATCCAATCTACCACGCTAGGGCATAAGACCGCCAATCCCGCCATTCCTTGGAATGCCCTCTTTGACGGCATTGGATTTCCATCGAATGCCCTCTTTTCTGTGATTGCAGACAGGATGACCTTATTCCTCCTTGACGGCATTGGATCTTAATCGACTGCCCTCCTTATTAACCTAGTCGATGCTTCCCATTTTTATTCTTTTATCCGATCGAGCTTGAAGGCTGATAATGTAGTGGTTGCGGTTCACCGCTTGTCGGGGGCGGGCTTATCCCAAACGGCGGCTTCCTACGCCTTTGGGTAAGCGCGAGCTACCACTACTTACAGCCTGTCTTTCCACTAGTAGTAGTAGTAGTATATATATAGTTCACCTACTACTACTCAGATTCTACTGCGTTAGTACACTATCCTACCGCAACTTGAGCTTGGCAGAGTAAATATTTTCGATCCCTCTACTACCTTTTTTAATATCAATTTTACCTTTAAGGTGCTTTAAAATGTTATTCAATCGTTCCTTAGTAATCTCATTATTCGTTAAATCCTGAAGCTTCAAACGCATTACATTAAAGCCCATAATCGAATCTTTTTCCAGCAAGCCGAGTAATTTATCGGCTAGGTGTTCGTTTAACTTTTTTGATTCTGCGGCCTGTCCTGGCTTTCTTAGGTTGGGATCGAGGTCGGGCTTATGGATGAAGTTCGGCCAAGAAAATTCGACTACCTGTTTATCGGGGGTTGGGAAGTTTCTGAGCGTACCTTCGAGTACTAGGTGATATTCTTCCTCGTGGGGGGTGAGGGTAAGGATAGCATCGGGATCTCTTGCGAATACCCCTGAACCTGATGCCCGGTCGATGTGATCGGTTTCTGATTTATTTCCTTTGGAGAAGTGGTGGGCATATACGAATGCACAGCCTAATTGCTCGGAGAATCGTTCCATTTTGTTGAGGACTGCGGAGACTGAACCGGCATCATTTTCATCATATTCCCCGCCTAATTTATAGAACGGATCGACAATTACGAGGTCGGGGTTGAAGTCTTTAAGGTTTTGGATGTGGAGTGCCAGTTCATCGAGTGACCGGTTCTGTCCTCTGAGACCGCAATAACGATAATTTGTAGTGGGGGTGTAATTATTATCGGGGTGATTAATAACCTCCTTAATTCGTTCCTTGGCGAGGCGGGGGACAAGCTCGAAATCGAGGTATACAACCTTACACTCCTGGTTAATCTTATGCCCCATCCAGCTTAATCCATTAGCGGCGGCAAGGCCAAGGTGCATTAGGGCAAGAGTCTTACCCGCCTTCGATGAGCCTGAGAGTATCATCTTACAGCCCTTATGGAGAATGGTATCAATTAGTACCGGTGGAAGGGTGGAAGGATCGGAGGCATCCGCCATGACTTGGAATAGATCGATAAATTCGGGAGCGGGTAATGGATCATCATAGACCTCGTTAATATCGATGCTAGGGATCGGTTCTTGGAATGACTGGGTGGGCGATCTACCCGCAAGAAATCGATCCACCTCATCGGCGGTTGATAGTGTATTTTTGTTTATATAGTCTTCTCGTTTGGCCATGTTATTATTTTGTTGGATTTCTACCTATTGTTAAAATTATTGTGGGCTTTAAATTTATGCTATTTCTGACAATGAAAACGCTTTTACCTTCGCCCATCTTTAAGGAAATTTGTAAAGCCTGAGTGGTGGGTACTCCTAATTTAATAAACCGCCGAATGATTTGGGCTTTAAGTAGGGAATCGATCATTCCCGCCAAAACAGAATCGGTTGAATGGCGGAATACCTTTCCCCTTCTTTTCTGCGAGTCCCCCAAGGAAGCCGGCAAAGCTGAGAGGAGTTGGCAAATCGAGAATCACCACCCAGCTTTTGTGAGAGGGTAAGAAATTCATCCCTTTTACCTGGAACCCATTTGAACCATGCATGGAGTGATTTACCTCCTGAATTTACGATCATCTTGAGGGGGGCGATATTTTCGAGTTGCTGGATAAATCCAAGCTGTTGCTCAAATGAGATCCCCTTGTCATCAATTTCGTGGAGTAAATACTTTCGGCACTTTAGATTCTGTTCGTTTCTGCCGTTAGGCTGATCGACTGACGGGTTGTAAGTGGTGTACTGGTATTGGGAGAGGTCGTGCTTTGTCCAGGTATCCACTCGGTTACAATATTCTAGTGGCTTATTAAATAGCTCGGGCTGTACGAATATTACATCCTCGGGGTCGAACAGGCCGCCCAACGCATCCGCCGCATTCTTTGGAATGGCATCGGATCGGAGGGAATATTCATCGAATAGGCCAGCATATCCGATTGAGGATTTTTGGAGTGATTGATCAACCTCGGTCCTTACTCGCTTAACAGTTATTCTGTTCGGATCGGCAAGGCGGTTATGCGCACCAGTTATTGAGTTTCTAATTTCATTCGACTGATGGGAGCGGTGGGAAGTATGCTGGAGTATTCGTTCGACTACCTGAACCGCCTGTTCTGTATCGTCAATAAACTTGGCCACGATTAGGCAAAGTGGATTGAGTACATCATTGTGGTGGGAAAACTCACCCTCGGGTAGCCGGTCAAACAGGCTACGGATTTCCCCTCTCAAAGTGGCCATTTACTCGGAACCCTCGCCCTCTATAAACTTGGCGATGTAGTCTGTCAGCTTACCTATCGCCTCGGTCTCAATTCGCCTTAAAGTACGCCTCGGTATCCCTGTCTTTTCGGCCAGTTCGGACTGGGTAAAACCCCGATGGTCCTCGGGAATATTGAGGAGCATATTCTTCAGCTTGGCATCGGTTGCCATTTGCTTGGCGATTTGACTATCGTCCGTCCCCATCGACACTAACCCACCTATCTATCATTCCCTTTGGAAGTCCCGCCTCGGACACATGGTGATCGTTTTCATCCGGCTCATATCCCTTACGAGAAATGTGAACTATCTCCGTAAGCACTTCGTGGGTACATCCCCATCTTCGGATAGCCCAAGCTTCATTCGGGAATCTTATATCGTCAAATACGATTGTCCGCTTACCGATATAAGGGAGAGCCGCCTTATAGGCTAAGTCGATCCATATATTCGGATAAACCCCTTCCCTTCCCCACTCCGTCCCGAGACTCTGTAATAACTGCCTGGTATTAATTCCATCGGGGAAGTTAGGAATTGGTTCTTCTTTAAAATGCAGATACTTTTCCCCCGGCAGAATCACTTTAAGCATTTCTTTTATTGGGGTGGCGAAGGATAAGGTTACCGCATCGACAATAGATTTAGCATATGTCGATTTGCCTACCATTTTTGGACCTGTCAGTCCGATAATTTTGTGGTTCATGTAGTGTAGAATAGTGATGTTATTACTGTTAAAATGAAGGCGG